CCCTCTACTTGAAGTCGAATGCCCGAGTCTGAATCTAAAGGATTAATTGATTCCCCATATACAGGGGCAGAAATGCCCAGAGGAAGAGAAACAGGGTCACCTTTTTGTGGCCATGGAAGTGCTGATGTAAAATAATCGTGGCGTTTGCCACGTTTTAGTAATGTGTATTCAGAAGTTGCATCTGGTCCGTCATCTTTTGATAAAAGAACAGAGTCTTGCATGTTTTGGTCGCGGAACCATTCGTTCCAGATAAGTTTGTATGCTCTGAAAGGTAAGGCGTTAATGGATACGCCAGAATTGGGCGGGATACCGTATTTGTCGAAGATAGAACCTACTACACCGGTAACGTTTGATATCGTTGGTACGAGGTAATCGGTGGAATCTCCCGGGTCTGTTTGTGCTCCGTTGAATTTTTCCCAGTTGTTCCATACAAGACGATTTGGAACGAAGAAGAAAAAATAGTCAACATACATGTTGTCTAAGAGTGGAACTACTTGTGTGGCGAGACGTATAAAAGATTGAACGTTTAAGTTCATTGTGTCGCCAGGTATAACTTCTTCAATGAAAATTGGATTGAGATAATCGAAGTTATGTGTGTCTTTCGCTGTTGAAGAACGATCAAATTTTGATCGAGCCATGTTAACTTGAGGTACTTTTGCGAAAGAGTGTTGATTGTATCGTGAACCGAGATTCATAATTTAAGCCTTTCTTGTAATTGTTTAAATTTAAGTTTTAGTATTGTTTCTTTAACTTTGGGCCTAGTCAAAGCTTTTGGTGATGGATTGCAGAGATATTCGTAATCCTCCTTTTGTTTGTTAAACTCTGCCATCTTGATGAGTTTTGGTTGAACTTGCGTAACATAATACATGTAAGTTTCGGGAACGTGTTCCCGTGCCCAGTCTACATAATAGCGTGGAATTTTTGAAAGTTCGCCATTTGGAAGAATAATAAAACCGTTTTCGAAAACGTGTTTATAATTTTTTTCTATCCATGATTTCCCCATTCCTCTACGGGATGGGGTTTTGTGATAAGGATGATAATCGTGATCTTGATCTTTGCCATGTACTAACTTTTTAGCAGCGTATCGGGCAATGTAAGAGGCTGAATCGATGGTGACTTCTCCGAAGTCGTGAATACCTTTTTCCCAAAGTGAGTTAATAATTTCAGAAGTATAGAGATAATCACCTCTATCAGTTCTTTGTTTAATTTTTTTGTCTGGGGGATCCCAGTTAAAGATAATTGCGTGCCAGTGGGGCCGTTTGTTGAGTTCACCGTATTCTCCTGTGACCATGCGGTCGATTTTGGTTCCTGGTTCATTGTAATTTATCCAGGACCGAAGGCGTGACATAAATGTTGTAAAGTGTTCAGGAATGAGTCGGTCTGACTCTAAATTTTGATCATCATATGTCAGTGTGAGAAATATTCCTCTTTCAGTTGTTTGGTATTCGTGCCATGCACGTACGGCCTTTTCACGGCCTTGATTGAGCCTGCAAGGAAGACATTTCCTGCATGGAATTTGAAAGGGTATTAAGCCAGGCATGGCTTGCTTTTGATCGAAGGTAATGGTACCTTCTTGATTGAGGTTTGCTCTCAAGGGTCTGATACACTGCACTGTATTGGGCCTTTTTTTTTAGAGTCTGATGCCACCGCGCATTGCGCGTGGGTTGATGTTGTTCATTGCTTGAACTCCTGAGGCTTTTTTGAATGTTCTTTTTGATGATTTTTTGGACATTGGTCGTCGTTTCATTGAAACTCCTTTTTAAGCTATGACACATAGCTTAGATGTGGCTTCGGCTAATTACAACAAGAGTGTTGAATTAGCCGAGCCACGTTAGACTATTGGACAGCGTGAATTGCTGAATCTTTAAGCTGGACAGCTTTGATTTGATGTTGTGGCGTGTCGAGTGGTTCGAAACGTCCAGTGTTGTCGTTGTACTCCCCTATGTAATAAAGGTCGTAATCCTCTGGATATTTGTTGATACCTGATTTTCCGTCGTTGACGAGAGTTTTGAAGTCGCGTTCCGCTTCTCCATGTGTGTGTTTGAAAAAAGGTGTGTGAAAGATTTCACCTTTTTGATCTCTGATTGAATATGCTTTTAATACCATGTTTGCTCCTTTTGCCCATTGGGCGGTTGAATCCGTAATATTGATTTTTTATTTAAACTGTCAAGGTCCCTCTTAGGGCCAGCGTTTCGTGAACCCTAAGGAGGTCACATGACAGTAGTAGAATTAAAAAAATCAGCTATGGGATTTTATTCCATGTTGAGAGAAGAAGGATTAACGCATCAGCTGGCGCTAGCTGCTGTAATTGAATATGTTTTTGCTAATGCTGGCAGCGTTGCCAGTAACGATGCGTCTAAAGACGCTGTGGAGGGGTCAAATTTGACCCAGGATGAATAATTGAAGGGAAGGGGCCGGGTTCCCCCGGCTTCCCCTTCTACCCCTTCAGGGGCGCATTGTGCGCTCTGGTGCGGCTTCGCCTGGTCGCCCGTCACGGGCTAGACGCAAAGATCTCGTATGGGTGAGATTTTGCTTTTAAAGGGCCTTTCGGCCCTGTGCTATCGCAAAGAGGTTGGTTAAGGTTGGGGTTGAGTTTTTTTGGGTTTTTGTGTTTGATCGTCGTCGTTTGGTTCGTCGTCGTTGGGTGTTTGGTTGGGTTTTCGTTTTTGAGATGAGCTCATGTTGTTTGGTGAGTTTGTCTCTTTTGCGATTTTAAGACCAAGTTTAATTGCTTCTTGGTCGTTGTTTGGATTGTTTAAGAAATTTACCATTTCTAAAGGTGAGTTTTGGAATCTAAGACGCAGTTCAGAAGGTAATGCGTCGAATGTTTGTTGTGCCATGACCACTTGGTTCATGGATGTATGTAAGTCTTGAATTTGTGATAAGTCCGCAAAGTGTCCTTGAACTTTAGCGAGGTGTGTAATTTGGCCAGTTTTTTTGTATTTGGCCATGATGTTGTTAACATCTGTTTGTGCCAGTTGAGACTGGTCAGTTTTTGAAGGAAGTTTGTTCTCAGAGTAAACTCTGATTGTGCCATTTTTACGTTTTTCGATCTTTTTCATTTTAGTCCTTTCATTTGATACTTTTTGTGGAAGTCCATTATTTCTTTTGGTTGTGTTGCAGGTAAAGCAGAAGAGTTTTTAATCTCTTTAAATTTATTTTTCGTCCAGTCATATACTGAATTCATTAAATCTGCTTTTGGTATTTCTTTCGAAATTGCTTTTGTTTCCATTAATGCTTTTCCGGCTTGAGCTTTGGCAAGTTGGCTTTGATCGCCTAGTAAAGCTATTTCACTTGCGTTTTTCGCTTGAGTTAATTGAGTTTGCTTAAATGCAAGAGCAGCTTGAACACCCTCCATATTTAAATCTAAAGGGTTATCAAGTTTTGTTGTAGCTGCTGTACCGGTAGAACCAGCTGGAGTTGAAGCGCCGGACATGCCGGCTGCTAATAAGGGGTTGATTCCTGCTTGTCGTAAGTCAGTAACCTGACGTTGAAACGCAGTGTTTGACATGCGTTCTTGAAATTCACGGTTGGCTGCCGACTCTTTCATATTGGCGGCGGTTGCTTCGCGAGCAATGTCGCGATTGGCTTCATTGGTCTTTTTTTGACCAAGGGCGCCCATAATGGCGCCAGCACCACCGAGTATCATGGCGCCCGTAAAAGGGTCGAACGCCATAATAACTACGAGGTTGTGGGTTGATTCAAATAACCACATTAGAATCGTCCTAAGGTTGCAGGAACACCATATGTCATCATTGGTCGTGCGTGTTTAAGATCGAACCAGAAATCGCATAATAAATGCGGATAACTGGGGTCTGGTAATACTAAGGACCTTTCAATTGGTGTTTCTGATTGAATAAAATCAGAGTTTAAAGCAGGTAAGGTTGAGAATTCTTGAGCAAGATGCCAAACGTCAAGCGTTTGAGCGTATACCGATCTGAATTGCCCACGAATTTCTGATGGTTTGTAACGGTATTCAGCGTACCGTTCTTGGTAACCGTAAACGAGGTTATCGGTTGGATTGTTTTGAAGATATATTTCTTTGTTAAGAATTGCTTGTTCGCCTAATTCTTGAAGTTTTGGCCAGAAAAAATCATATCTTGT